CCTTTAGTTTTTGCTTGAGCACTTGCTCCTGATACAGTTGAAGCTGTAGGAATATCTAAAAATGAACTAGGTGTTGCTGTTTCATTTACTTTTGTTTGAATGCTTGTTTTTACAGCTCCTTCCCAAGATTGTGCTACATTAGGATAGCCATATAATGCTACTGCACCTGAATTATAAGAATATAAACTTGCTCCATCACTTTGTAGTGTTCCAGATGTTAATTTACTTTGACTAGTACCAACGGCTTTTGCCCATCCATATATTGTAGTTGCCGCTGTTAAAATAGTTTCGCCTGCTACAACTCCTCCATTAAATGGATACGCTAAATCTTCTTCACCATGAAACATTACAACTTTTGATTTAGTTAAAGGTGTTACAGGTGTCCAAGAAACTGCTGTTGAATCTCCTAGATTAGATAAAGCCATTTTGTAGAAAATGTTTGTATTTTCTCTATATTGATCTTCATTAAATAATGCTGATTCAATAATTACATTTTTAATATTTGTTTTTGTTGTTTGTAAAGCATATTGGTGTGCCATTTGACCACCAAGTCCTTGTCCATGAATTGAAATTTCTCTTATATCTACGTTATCAAAAGTTGCTAACTTATCTATTATTGCATCAAGATATGCTATATCATCTGCTTTACTAGATGAATATCCAACATTCCATTCTTTACTATAACCTTGAGGAGCAACTATAATTTTATCTGTTAGATAATTTAAATGTGTAATAGCATTTCCAGATGATTGATTTGCATTGTGTAAAGATATAATTACAGGAATTTGTTTACCTTCTAAGGATGTTCCAACAGTATTAGGTACAACAACAGTTACAGGTCTACTATATGCTGTTGTTTCTTGTTGCCAAGTTTGTTGAACTGTCCATGTATCAGTTGAAAGATTTTGTCCATTAATACTTGTAGTATGTGATAACCCAGTATTATAAAGCTCACCAGGTACTGAATTATTATTTGTATCAGGTGCAAAAATATTAAATGTAACAGATGTAGTATCAAGGCTAAAAACGTAAGTTGTACCTCTTTTTAAATCAAGAACAGGATTTGATCCTAAATTATTGCTTTCTTTATCTGTAATACTAAAATTATTTGTAGATTCTGTAACTGTATAATCTATAGAGTCAGTCGCAGTTGGAGTATATGTATTAGTAATTGTTCTTACTATTACATTACCAAGATTGTCAACCGTAAATCCTGGACTCTTAAATCCATAGTTTGCTTCAAACTGTTTATAATTTACTGCCATAGTCTTTATACTCTATATTTATCAAAATATAACTTCATATATTATGCACCACCTACCAAAGCATTCATTGTTTGATAATATGTTGCTTTGAAAATAGCTTTTGAACCGTCATATTTTGTTGTTGATGTTTTTTGTTCAGGATCTAGTTTTAATTCTACATAAGAATTAGTAACTGTACTAGTTAATTTTACTAAATCATTTCCTAAATTTGATCTTCCGTAAATTGTTACAGAACTATTTGATGGGCTACCTACTACTAGTGCTCTAATAATTTCTTTATTATTAGTATCATAGTCTATAGATATTGTATATTCTGCAGAACAAAAAGTTCCAACATGAAATCTGTCTAAAATTAATCCTTCTACAACTGTAGCATACGGACCATTATATGAAAAATTTAACCCATTTTTCATTAATAGCGTATTTTTATCGCCTTTTCCAAATAGTTTTGACACATCAAACATATGAAGATTCCTTCTTTAAGTGTATTTACCAATTTTATTAGGATAAAGTTTAAGTAGATATTGGGCTTAACGGGTATTTTTACCGTGTTTTATCATTCTATTGACAGATGCAATAACTTGTTGCTCTTGTTGGTCATTCATCTCCATAATACCCTCGTTTATACGGTCTGAAAATTCATCTACAGTAATTCTTATAGGGCTATAAACACGGTCTTCTTTGCCCAAATCAATGACATCAAATTTTTCATAATCTGGAAATGATGTATTAATAGGAAATGTAGATCCTATAATAGATGTTGTAGTTGTGTCAAAAGTATAAGCCATATGTGCACCTACACTGTCACATCCTACAAAGTGATCACATTGTCTAATTACAGCCATCCATATTCTAATATGTACGTTTTGTGGTGTAGCTACAGGTGATGACATATGCTTATTAAATTCTAATGGTGTTTCTGTCATAATCATTACAGCATATTTTTTAGATAACTTTCTTACTATATTATAAAGATTTTTAGTTTCCATACTTCTGCCGGTAATGTCAACTACATCTTTATCTTCTTTTCTAACACCTCTTCCAAAGGGTTGAATAACAATTATTTTATCTTTTTTGCATTTTTCTTTTACTTCAGTTAACATTTTTCGAGCATATAATAGTTCATCTTTGCTTAATCTTATTGTAGGTTTTTGTAATTCTCTTATACCTTTATTATTAATTGCAATATCATATGCTTGAGCAAGACTACATTTTTGAGTATAGTATTCCCATACTCTATATGGTTCAGGATTAATACAATTTCTATCTTTTATTAATTCTTTAAAAAGTCCTTTATGCCAATTGTCATATGTTTTATAATATAATGTTGGATGACCTTTTAAAACATCAGTTCCACCTTCACAAATTATTACAAAATCATCATTAGGATTTTCTTTTTCAAAATTTTCTAATGCAGGTATGGAACTAATCATTCTTCCAGCACCGCCATTTAAAAAGATAGCACTATTTCTTAACATTTTTTACCTTTATCATTTTTCCATATTCTGGAAGATACAAATATTCTAAAAGAGATTGTTCAAGAGTCCATATAGCGTCTTCTAATGTTTCTACAAGTGGTTCTCCAGCTAAATTAAATGACGTATTAAACACAATTGGTATTTTTGTTTGATTATAAAACTCTTTAATTAATTTATAATACAATGGATTTTGTTCTTCTTTAACTGTTTGTATTCTACAAGTACCATCTACGTGTATAATACTAGGAATTTTTTCTGCTATTCCTTCTTGACAATTTACAGCATACATCATATAAGGACTTTCTTCCATTCCTCTTAAATCAAACCATTCGTGTACGTGTTCATGTAATATAGATCCTGCAAATGGTCTAAAATATTCTCTTCGTTTAACTATATTAACAAAATCTTTACCATCTTTAAATGAAGGATCAAATAAAATACTTCTGTTACCTAATGCTCTTGGACCACTTTCTGATTTTCCTTGAAACATTGAAACAATATTTTTTTCTATCATTAATTTAACTACATCTTTATCGTTTGCGTCCATCAATTCAACACCAGGTTTATTTGCTAATTTTTCTATTTCTTCTAATGTATATTTTCTTTCTGGACCTTGACATAATGTAGTAAGTGGTCTTTTTGTCATATCTTCTGACATACCATAATAAAATAAAAGAGCCGCTCCAATGGCTGTTCCGGCGTCATTTGATACTGGTTCAACAAATAAATTAATTCCATCTTTTCTTAAAGACTCAAGATACCAATAATTTGCTACACAATTTAATCCATATCCACCAGATAATACAACATTTTTTTGACCTGTCATTTCTACAGCTTTATAAATTAATTTTAAAACTTCTGCTTGAGTTTCTGTTTGACAAGCATAGGCTAAATCTCTTCTATTAGGTAGTTTAGTAACATCAGGATTGTCTGTAGGTGTTTCATCTAAATAATCATAAATGCCTTCATTTACTATTGCCGCATTAGGATATGTAGGAATTATTAAATGTCTATTAGATAAAGACATATATTTTATTTCATTATGAAATAATGGAGGAATTCTATCATTAGGTTTTCCATAAGGAAATAATCCCATTGTTTTTCCTGCTTCAATGGCTGAGAATCCACAGTATTGAGTAACTGCTTCATAAACTTTAACAATTCCTGCTACATCTGAAAATAAACATTCATGAGTTTTACCAGGTTCTCCCATTTTAGATGAATCCATTTTTGTCATATGTGCTCCAGGAGACGCAGAACCAGTACCGTAGTGTTTCCATACAGTTGTTATATTATTAGGATATGAACAATCAAAAATAGATTCTATTTCAAACATCCATAAATCTCCTGTAAGTTGATTATTAACAGGCATAAAAGTTCCTGCTCCATCAACAATAACCGAACAGGCTTTATCAAATCCTGATCTATAAAAAGCACAACCGGCGTGTAACTTATGATGAATATGACTTAGGTCAATTACTTGTGGGTGTTGTTTTAAATTTGCTTTTCTATCTATTAAACCTAATTTTCTTGCTATTCCTGTATATACATCATCATGAGTATAATCTACTTTACCAGTAGTAGGATCATCTAATGGTTGTGTATGAGCTACAATTAAATAATCTATTTTGTCAGTATATTTTAATACTTCCATCATTGAACGATAAGGACCACCATCGTATTTGTGTCTAGATAATCTTTCTTCTTCTATTGCAAAAACAATTTCTCCATCTTTTAATAAACATATTCCTGCATTATGTCCTCTGGCTATTGCCGCAATATAACCTGATTTATTCATTTAGTTCTTCCTCGTCAGTTTTTTGTTTTCCTAATATTACATTTACAACATAATCTTCTACTTCATCAGACATCCACATTAATTTTTCATTATGTCTACTAACTTGTTCATCGTTTGTTATTCTTATTGGATCATATTCTCTATCTATTTGTCCCATATCTATAATATTAATTCCTTTTGTTTTAGGATATGATGTATTAACTGGGAACGTTGCACCAATTATTACTGTTGCTTCTGTTCCACCTATATAGGCTAAATGTTGACCTACACTATCACAACCTAAAAAATGATCACAATTTTTTATAATTGCTAACCATTTTCTTAAATCAATTCCTTCAGGCATTGCTACTTCATCTGGATATTTCTCACCTTTTAATTCAATTCCAAATTCTGCCATTAATATAATTGCATAATCTTGTGCTTGTAATTTTCTTATTATACTTTTTAGATTTTTAAATTCCATACTTCGACAAGTTTTATCTACAAAACTATTATCTATTTGTTGAATGCCTCGTCCAAAAGGTTGTAAAACAATTACTTTTTCTTTTTTAAGTTTATCTTTAATTTCTTTAACTGCTTTTTTCCCTGCAAGTAATTCTTCTTGACTTAGATTAATTGTAGGTGCTGATAATTCTCTAACGCCTTTGTTATTAATTAAAATATCAAATGCTTGAGTTATATTACATTTTTGATTATAGTATTCCCATACTCTATATGGCTCTAAACTTATCACATCCATTTTTACAAGTTTAGTGTGGAATAAATTTTTATGACCATAGTCAAATGTTTTAGAATCTAATGTTGGATGACCATCTAAGATATTTTGGATACCTTCTATTACTATAATAAAATCTTTATCGTTAGATTCATTATAGTATTTTTCAAGGGCAGGGATGGCACAAATTATTCTGCCCATTCCCCCATTTAAAAAAAATGCTTTTGGTCTAGATATTGGATTATTTTCAGTCATAATTAGATTAACACTATTACTTATTAGGTACGAATAGTGTAACCTAAAATTCTTGAAATGTGATTAGAAGTATTAAATTATTACACTTGAGGCATTGGTTTGAAAGGAATCTTCCAATGGTCAACTGCCGCGTATTTTGTAGGAATATTATCTACGTATGCTTTGTGATCTACAACTGCTTGTCTTTGTGCCGCTGTATATTTAGGATCTGCCGTATCTGCATCAAGATTAGCTTGTAAACCATCAGCTAATGGTCCTAAAGAATCTAAGAACATTTGTCTAGTTAATGCGTGTGTTCTCATTTGAGGTTTAACAAAAGAACCAGCTGTATATTTCATTGTACCGTGTAAGTAAATTTGAGCTAAAAGGCTATTTTCTTGCCAAGTATATGACCAAGTTTCTGGATTTCCGTCATCATCATTTGTTCCTAATGATTCTTCATAAGCCGCAACTGCACCAGTTGTATAATCTCCTGTAATAAAAGCCGCTTCAAAAGGATTTGCTGTAGCGTCAATTACAACTGCACTGCAACCTGCTGGAACTGGAGATGCTTGTTCGTTTAATTCGGCCATTGAATCAGCTTCAGAAGTTACATTTACTACCCAATCATTTGCATCTACTATTACTTTAACGTATTTAAATCCAACATATTCTGAAGCATGGACAGTATTATCTGAAAAGTTGTCCACGTATGGTTTATTTGGCATCTCAATGTTAAACGCTTTTGTTATCATAATTTTTGTTCCTTTGTTTTAACTATTTATCCTACTCCTGCAATTATTATGCCGAAGCTATAAACTTGATTCTAACTCCTCCGTGTCCTCCACGTATTCCGTGGTCTCTAACGTCTGGACAAGCCATTGGCGGTAGTCCACCTGCTCCTGTTGGTAAGAAATTAGCACATCCTTGTGATTCATAACAACCGCAAGATCTGTCTGATCTCCAACAATAAGCTCTTGGATTTCCTTGTCTTGGTGATTTAGTAGCCAAATTAAGAGCCGCATAATATTGGAATAATTGGTTACCTGACCAGTTAGACATAGGTGTTCCATCTGATTCTGTTTGGAACGTAATTAATGCTCCATTTTCCGCAAAAAGTCCTGAAGGTATAGGAGCGTGTCTTTGGAAGAAACATTTACAGTGAGGGCAACAGCCGAACCAACTAGTACAGCCTATTTGTCCACAACAATTTATATCTCCACCATATGCTAAGGCTTCCCATGCACCATTACACCAGTTACAAGTCATTCCACAATTGTCATTGTTACATCTATTAGTACAGAAACCTTCTGCACTGTAACAACAATAGAAAGATGTACCAGTTGTACGCATAGATTTTCCACCATATCCACCTCTTGCACACATACAACCATCTGCACTTCCAGTAGTTGTTATGTAACATAATTGAGTTGAATCACTACATCCTGAGTGACAAAGTGGGTGAGCTCTACAAGCCATTCCTAAAGTAGCTGTAATTGTATCACCTTGATTTACTTGAATTGTTTTTTTAGAATATGCTCCTGCATTACCTGGTAATCCATCTCCGCAACAACACATACGAGAACCAGATCCACCAGCTCCCCAAATTTCTACAATAGCTTTTCCATCTGCTATAGCTGTCCAACAAACACCATTACAAAAATTAGCAAATTGAGTACCCGGAGAATATGCATAAATGTAACCTTTTTCTAGGTTATTTTCTGACATACTTGCCGGTTGTCTTGTTGTTAATATGTTTTTTAATGTTGCCATAATAATATTTATTCCTTTTTACGAAGCTATAAACTTAATTCTTAATATTCCGTTTCCACCTCTCCATGCGTGATCTCTATATCCATCGCACGGTGTTGGTCCTTGTCCTGGTATTCCTCCTGGAAAGAAGTGAATACATCCTTGATCTTGATAACAACCGCAAGAGTCATTACCTGTCCAACAAGCGTTGTAAGGTGAACCTTGTGTAGGACTTCTTGTCATTAAATTAAGAGGTTCCATAACTCCCATAATTCCGCCTGAACCTGAGTGATAAACTTTTTCACTATCTTCATCGTGTGCGTATTGAACTTCTCCACCGCACTCTGAAACCATTCCAGGTGGAACTTTAATTACTGCAATATATCTACAGTTACAGTTTGGTTGACATCCTCTAAAGTAATAACAACTAAATCCACCATAACAGTTTACATCTCCGCCATAAGCAAATGCACAATAATCTGCACCGTCATAACTGTTTCCACCATCATCTCTATAATTACAAATTATTCCACAATAAGTGCTTCCACCTTGTGTATGACAATAATTTTGTGCTACAAAACAACAATATAATGCATTACCAGTAGAACAAATAGAACATCCTCCTTGACCACCTTCAGAACAAATACATCCATCTGCTCCGCCGGCAAACCAACAAACTTGAGTTGGTTCTGAACGTCCTCTGTGACTTAAAGTATCTGAGTTACCGCATGATAAACCAATAACTGAACAAACAAAACAATCTGACCAACTTGCACCAAAAGCCGCTAGTTGTTTTTTAGCATAACCACCTGGGTTACCTGGTATTCCTCCACCGCAACAACACATTTCTGCACCTGATCCAGCCGCTCCCCAAACTTCTAAAAGTGCTGTACCGTTTGCAGGTGGTTTCCAACATACGTGACATTGGAAGTTTGTGTTATAATCGTTGGAAGGATAAAAAGTATAAATTGTACCTTTTTCCAGGTTAGTTTCTCCAGCCGCTATCCCATCATATTTTGTTTGCAATAATGTCGTTAATGATGCCATAATTTTATCCTATCCTGTAATCCATTTAATTCTAACTCCACCATGGCCACCTCTGTTTGCGTGATCTCTTACTCCATCGCAAGGCATTGGTCCGTGACCTCCCATTCCTACTGGAACGTGTGGTATACATGGATCTGCTTCATAACAGTTACAAGCCTTACTTGCTCCCCAGCAAGTTGCCCAAGGTATTCCACCAGTTGGGAATCTTCCAGCACCTAGTGATGCTTCCAATTGGTGACCTCCGTGACCTGACCATTGTGAAAATCCATTATTATTTTCTGTATTGTAAGTGATATATGCTCCGTTTTCACTGAACATTCCTGCCGGTGTCGGATTGTGCCAGTGGAATTGACAAGGACAACTTGGGTGACAGCCAAATGCTGATACACAAGAAGTTCTTCCTGGACACATTATATTTCCGCAATATCCTTGAGCGATATGTTTTCCATCGCACATATTACATACAATACCGCAGTGATCGTTTTCAGTTTTTGTAACACAAAAACCGTTTGCTTTATAACAACAATAAAATGATTCGTTTGAAGAACAGTAAGAAACGCCACCTGCTCCACCTTGAGCACAAATACAAGTACATCCACCTGCTGTGCCATCTTTGGAAATATTCATGAAAGTTGGTTCAGAGCAACCTCTGTGACATAATGTATCTCCATTACCACAGGATTGACCAGTACATCCGCAAATATAACCATTAGCCGCTAATGAGATAGTTCTTTTTACGTATGCCGCTGAATTACCAGGTAAGCCAAATCCGCAACAGCACATTTCTGCACCACTACCACCAGCTCCCCAAACTTCTATTGTAGCCGTTCCTGCTTCACCTGGGTGAAAACAAAATCCGCACCATAATCTCGAATAGTTGGCACCTTGAGTGTAGACATATATTCTACCCTTCTCAAGATTTTCTTCGCCAAATGCTACGAAAGTATCTTGTTTAGTTCCTAATAATCCTCTAAGACTTGTTGCTGGCATATCTACCTTTTTTAAAACTCCTTACAATATTTTAATGGTTAATGTTATATAATAAAAATATTATACAGCACCTACTATCCATCCATAAGTTGCACCAGTATAGATTAAAGTCATAATAGCACCTGCTAAATCGACTGTTAAATCTTCTGCTGAACCTTGGATAAGAGCACCATTTCTTCCAACTGTTATGTTATTAGTTCCTGCTTGAGCTGTTGCGTCAATAATTTGTATTGTATCATTAACTAACAAACCTGTACTAACTGGTAGAGTAATTGTAAATGCTCCACCTGTTGAATCAGCAAGAATTCTATCATTAACAGAGGCACTGTAAGTAGTATTAACCTCTTTGGTTACTACTCCAGCAGTTCCAGTTGTTGAAATATATCTTCCCATTTTTGCGTCCTTTTTTCCTTATTTTAATTATTTATGCATTTTAGACTGATTTAAGTATTATACATAGTATAATATTATAATCCAGTTTCAATGCCCATTGCTACTGCGGCTACGTTAGCGCCTGATGACCATACAACTAGCTTTTGACCAGCTGACATCACTAAACCTGAACGTTCTAAAACCCCTGCTGACAGAATTTCAACGTTGTGTTCAACGTATTCTGAAGCGTCTGGGGTTGCCGCATCTGCCACTGCCATTTTGATAGTGACAACTTGGTTACCTCTATTACAGATAGACACAGTAGCTACGGTAAAAGTATCCGCAGGTACCGTGTAAACTACGGTATCGGTACTGGCCACCAAGTCTGCTTTGCCTAATCTTCCTGAAGCCATGTGTTTTATCTCCTTGTTTAAATGTTTTAACTATTTATTAACTATGGATCAAGTAATTCATTGCCAATGGCGCTCCTGCAACTCCTTTTTTGAAGTTAACACCAGCGTTAATTTGGATACTTGCTCCTGTTGTTGTACTTATTGTATTACTAGTGATCACAATTTGACCAGCAGTAATAGTATTTACGTTAATAGCACTTGCACCACCACCAATTTGTGATGAAACATATGTTCTTATCGCTCTTTGTGTTGGTACAATTTTGTCGCTATTTGCCGCAAATGTACCGTCAGTAGAGAATTCATTAACAGAAGCAGATGTTCCGCCTAGTGTTAAATCTCCTAACTGAAGTTCTTGTAATCCTGAAATGTTAAATGCATCTGCATTTAATGATGCAATACCAGTCGCCTGTTGTACTGAGAACAAGTCACCAACTCTAAAGTTACCGTCTTGGTCAGTTGCAGTAAAGAATACTCTACCACCACCTCTTTCAACAGTTTCTCTTTCTTGGTCGTTAGTTCTATTTGGCGTTCCAGGATAATTTGTAGATGCTTGGTTACCAGTTCCTACTCCTAGGAAATCGTGACCAGTTAATCTAACTTGTGAATATCTAAGTCTAACAGATAAACCAGTTCCATGTGCTGGAGCTTGAGCGGCTGTCATTTGTGGACTAATTTGTAATAATGCTGAATATGGAGCTTGAGTACCACGTAATTTTTGTACACTTACTAATTTAAAGTATGGATTGTTTAATCCTTGTGTAGTTGGTACAGAAGTTAAACCATTTTCAATTACATCATTTAAAGTTTTAATTAAACTTGTAACTTTGTCTTTTACACCTAACTCACCATTATTAGAATTAGTTGTTTGTGATGTAACAACTGGACTTTGTGTTGTTGTCCAAGCTACGTTATCTAAAATATAATCGTTAAGCATTTCTTTTACTTTGTTATTAACTGCAACTGCGTATGCTTGTTCACCTGCCGCTAATTGAGAAGTAACACCTTGCCAGTATGCTTTAGCAACTCTAATAGTTTCTGTATTACCACCGTATTTTATATCATATGCCATTGCATCAATTTCATATCCAACATCTCTTTCGCATTTTGTATTTTGTCCAGCATTGTGTATTCCTGGATAAGTTGTATTAAACCATGCTATTACTTCATCTTCTATATAAGCCTTGTTTGCAGTTATAAGAGTATATGCATAAGGAAATGTTTCAGTTGAAATTCCATCAAATTCTAGATTTGATCCTGTTTGTGGAACTTTTGATAAACCTTCTACTTGAATATATCTTCCGTTTTGGAATTCATCTCTGTGTCCACCAAATGGTGTTGCAGTTCCACCTGAAGTGTATGTTGTAAAGTTTGTAGAATCTAATCCAGCAGTTAAATCATCGTTAGTATATAATCCAAATGTATCTACTGTTAATGTTTTAATGTAATACCATACACCTGTGTTTAATTCTGACATTCCACCAACACTTGCAAATGTTACTTTAGTTCCGTCAACTAGATTATGTCCTGCTGATGTAACAACAGCTACAGTGGCTTGTGAAATAGCTGTTATGTTTTTAGCTGTAGGTTCTTCTGTAATTGTTACACTTGCAGTATTATAAGCTGTTCCACCTGCAGTGAAAGTTGGTTGACCTAGTACACCATCATCTATGTATGATTGTACTGGAGCATCTGTAGTATTATTAGGATCAGTAAATGTTACTGCTGGTGCTGAAGTATAACTTGCACCACAATCTATAATTCTTACTGAAGAAATCTTTTCAGAAGTTACAATTGCTCTTGCAACTGCTTGTCTAACTGCTGTACTACCATCATTATTTGGAGCACCAATAACTACTCTAGGTTCTATTGTATATTCTGTTGTAGCATCTAAAAGAGTTTCAACTGCGTCTCCGCCATATCTTTCCCATCCTGCCGCGTCGTCTGAATATTTTTTAACAGTTGCAACTTTACTTGCAGAATTGTAAGCGTCGATGTATGCATATTGACCTACACCTTTACCTTTTGTAATCCATATTGCCATACCTGTGTATGCACCACTGGCGTTACTATCTGCGTTAGCTATTGTAATTTGTGTAGCTGTACCTGTTTGTGCATTGTTAGTAGCAGACATATATGTCGCACCACCAAGGTTACTTGTTACTGTATTAGTTTCTAATAATCTAATTTTGTAAACACCACCAGTATTATAAGTTGCAGTTTCACCTGTAATTCCATAACCATCTCCTGATATTGTAAGTGTAGCACCAGAATATTGTCTTCCAGCATTATTATATTCGAATGCTAAAATTTTATTACCATCTGTCATTACATTGGCAACATCTGCGTCTTCACTATGATTATCAACTGTTCCTGTTATAGCAGTTTCAGAAGAATCAACTCCTTCTGCAACGCAACCATAGTCACCATAAGATGAGTTACCGTTTGTAGCACGAAGTTTTCCACCATTTTCTGATAGATAACCGATGTGTGCGTAATAAGAAAATACTGATACAAGTTCTACTCTACCTAAATTTGTAATCCATGCACCTATACCATCATCACATAATTGCGTAAAGTCATTTGCAACAACAGAATCAAAACCGCCATCGTGTAATGCACCATCTACTTTTAATCCAGTACATCCTGTTCCAAATGTTGTTACGTTTTGTATATAAGGTGATTTAGAAGTAATCCATACTTCTTCGTGTGTTGTTCCCCAGCCTGGATCTAATGATACATATGCTCCTGCTGTTGGACGTTTTGTTCCATAAGCGTTTGCAGAACCTAATGTTCCATTTAATCCTTGAACTGTCATATTTCTAATTCCTGTTGCATTTCTTACATAGAACATATCGCTTGTAGCTGAACCTGTAGTAAGTCTAGAATTAATATATGAATCAGATGCTTTTAATGATTTGTAATTTCCAGTATATTGCATATCATCCATTATTGCTCGTAGATAATATTTGACATCTGCTAAACATTTATCTTTAAAATTACTATGAGATGGATTTGCTCTTTGTACAAATTCTGCAACTTCTAAAGCAACAAAATCCATATTTGCTAACAATCTTAATCTTGCATCTGAATAACCTGCATCTGCTTGAGCAGTATTTGTTCCTGTCAATGCTGGATCAGATCCATTAGCATTAACTTTGAAATCTATATGGTCGTAAATATTTTGTGCAATTGCCGCCGCCGCTGTTCCTGCCGCTCCTGAACCTGCTGGTGCATCTGTATTTTGTGTTAAATTATTTCCTGTTGTAACACTATTAACTGTGAATACTCCATCAGATCCAATTGTTGCTCCTGGAATTGTTAATGAATCAGAAATTGCATAATTTTGTCCTGGTTGATTTACAGTAAGACTAGTAATTGTGTATGATAATACAGTTACATCCATTGTACATCCTGATCCAGAACCACCTGTTACTGCAACGTTATTATAAGTTCCATTAACAAAACCTAAGTCTGCACCTGGTGTTGTAAAAGTTATAACTCCGCCTACTGGTGTTGGTGTTACAGCACTATTTGTAACTATATCAGATATAATTGCCTGTAGTCTACCAAGACCTTGTAATGTATATTGTGTGTCACTTGTACCAACAATTTGACCTGCTGGTTTAACAATTGTTGATCTTAATTCATCTCCTACTATTGCTAATCCTTTTTTAACTGAAAGAGGTAACACTTCTTCATATGTTCCGCTCTTAGCAAATAATGTAGTTTGTGGAACTTCTTCTGCTGGAATTCCAGTTGTATTTCCTGCCGCAAGACAATCTGTTGCAATTTTTATATAACTTGCAATTTCTCCTGATACTGCAGATTCAGTTACGTAATTATTATCAATAAGTTGATTAACTGTACCTTGTAAAGCAGAATAACCTGCATTATTGGCTACACATTGTTGAGAAATATAAACTAATCTATTAAGATAAGCTGTTAATTCATCTTTATGATTTACAAATTCTGTTTGTGTTGAAATTCTAAGTGTTGCATATCTTGATTTTTCATTTCCGCCATGTCTTAAATCATATAAAAGTGCATCTATCATAAATCCTGCATCTCTTCTACATTTAACAGCGTCGTATGTGTAAGCATTTGTAAATGGTGCAGTGTTTCCTGAAATTTGTGCATTAATCCAAGCTAAAGTTTCTTCTTGAATGAATGCTTTGTTTCTTTCTAACAAATAAGTTCCTTGAGGATTTCTTGGTCCTTGTTCAATTTGCCATAAAGCATATCTTAAAGATTTCCAAGGTTTGTCAAGTGTTGTTCCTGCATCTGGAGAAGGTTTGTCTTGTCCTGCTGGACCTGTGTAATAAACTTGATCTATTGCACCAAAGTATCCCCATTCAGGTAAGTCACCTGCATTATTTACAACTAAAGTTTGTCCTGCTTTACCAATTGGTAATCTTGCTGGTCCTGATTGACCATAAATTAAAAGATCACCTTTCGTTGTTAATACAGAAGATTCTGCACCACCCGCCAATAATTGCCATGCACTAGTATCAACACCTGCTCCTGGTGGATAGTCTGGTTGATTAATTGTTGATGGACCAACGTTATTTGATGTGTGTTCTGTTATACAAAGATAACTTGTAGTAGTGTTTGTTGTACCTCTTACTATATCTCCTTTGTCATAGTAAGTTGCATTTGTCCAAGCACCTTTCCAATATAATCCTTCGTTAAGTTTATCCCATTTAGTTACATTTGGTGGTCTATTACCTGTTCCATCTGCAATTGCAAGATAAGTGAAACCGCCTACTCTAACAACGTCACCTTGTTTGTATGCAGTTGCGGCATTATAGTCACCTCTTAAATTAAATCCTGTTACGAATAAAGTCCAATCACTTGAGTTATCAGGTGGAAGTTTATTAATATTATTTCTATCTGCAACATAACTATATCCACCGTAAGTAACAAAGTCACCTGGTTGATAATTTGTAGAGTTGCTCCAAGTATCTTCAAATTCAATACCTGGAATTAAAATTGACCAATTAGCTTCATCGGCAGATAAAATTCCTGTTGATGTATGTTGTGTTGTACAAATCCAAATGTTTGCACCATATTTTACAACATCATTTACTTTATATCTTGTTGCTGTTGCGTGGTCACCTTTGAATTCAATTCCTTTGTGTAAGGCTTGCCATTGTCCTTGGTTGGCTTCTAAACCATCTGCTTCAGTTGCCGCTGAAGTATGTCCAGTTATAGCAACGTAAATTTGTCCACCATATCTAACGGTGTCATTAACTTTATATCTAGTATTGATTGCCCAGTCACCTGACCAAACAAAACCTTTTCCAAAAATTTCCCATTTAGCTTGTTGACCTTCTAGACCAACTGCTGTTGTGTTATCTGATTCGTGTTCTGTTATACAAAGATAAACTGAACCACCATATTTTACTAAATCGTTTTTCTTATATCTTGTAGAAATTGTCCAATCAGATTTCCAATCAAAACCTTCTATGAATAAATCCCATTTAGCTTGATCGGCTTCTAATCCTAAAGCAACTGTTGCCGCTGAGGTATGACCAGTGTTAGCAAGATAAATGTAACCACCGTATTTTACTACATCATTTGGTTTATAAGTTGTATTTGCAACCCAATCACTTTTCCACTCTATACCATCTGACATTAGTTGCCATTTTACAGCACCTAAATCAGTTTGAAATGTACCAGATGTGTGATTAGTTACGCAATTGTAAGTTCTTCCACCATATCTTATTACGTCATCAACATAATAAGTTGTAGTAGTTGCCCAAGAACCTTTCCAAACAAACTTAATTCTACCTAGTTTAAACTCAGCCATTTTCGTTAAATCCTTTTATATCTTTTATTTATCATTACTGTTAAATCCTTATTCACCATATAATGCGTCTCTTTCAGGGCCACCCTCATTTAAAAATTCAGCCGGTCCTGCCCCTAAAAAGTATGAAGTTGCTATAATACTACCACTTACAGCCGCTATTGATACTGCTCCAGAGAATTCAATTTGACCATTTGTGGGAAATGCTTCATTAAACATTTCATTATTTCTTAATTTAATTTGTCCTGCTCTTACTTCATTTGTTGTAAGATTTGCTCCACCACCAGAAACTTTTGAACCTATATATGATGCAATTGCTCTTTGTGTTGGTATAACGTTATCACTATTAGCCGCCATTGTACCATCAGTACTAAATTCTTCAATTTTAACTTCAGTTCCACCTATTACAATACCACCTAAACTTAATTCAGTTAAACCTGACAAGTCAAATAAATCAGCATTTAGAGTTACTATTCCTGTTGCCTGTTCTACTTCAAATAATTCACCAACTCTGTAATTTCCATCTTGGTCAGTAGAAGTATAAAATACTCTACCTCCTCCATTTGATACAGTTTCATTTTGTTGTTTAAGTTCATAACCTTCTGTATAACCAGTAGTATATAAACCTGGATAATTAGTTGTAGATTTATTACCTGTTCCAATGTCTAAGAAATCGTGACCTGTTAATCTAACTTGAGAATATTTTTCTCTTATTGTTAATGCAACATCATGAGCAGGTGATTCATTTGCTTTCATTGTTGGTGTTATTCTGAATTGAGCAGAAATGCTAGGTTCTGCACCAACAACTTTATTAATTTGAGTAATTCTATAAACTTGATCATCAATTCCAGTTACATATAAAATTGCACCTGGTCCAGGTTTTCTAGATAAATCTTTAACTTCAATATAAGGTCCAACTTGATATTCATCTGCAAAACCATCTCCACTTAAAGTTGCAGTTACATTTATAAATCCTGTACCTCTGTTTGTAAATTCTGGTTGTGAAAGTACTCCATTTTGTACAAATGATTTTAATGATGCTTCTGCAGTATTTTTGTTATCAGTGATAGTAACTGTAGGTTCTGTTGAATATCCACTACCTGGATCTAAAATTTGTATATTTGTAATTGCTGAAGAACTTGTAATTGCTCTAGCTAAAGGTGTTGCACCTTTTAGAATTTTTTCTGCCCCAGATTGAGAACCAGTTCGTAATGGAATAAAGTATCCACCTGCAGTATTTCTTCCACCTACTATACCATTGTAAGTTCCTGCCAATGCTGAATCTAATTGTTTCCAAGAATATGCATCAAAACTATATGCATGATCCCCACCGTCAGTAATTGCAATATAAACTCCTTGAGAATATGCAACATCTGTATATGGTCCTGCGTGTGGAGGCGTATCACTTTCTGTCCAACTGTAAGAAGATGATGTTTGTGATTGTGCCGCGTTAGCATTTGATATTAAAAATTTATTAGCAACTGTACTTTCATCACCAGGTGCATCTTGTACTGATGCAACAAATTTACCACCACCAAATGTTAATTTTTTCAAATTATATCTATGAACAACTTGTAATCCTGAATTAGTGTCCATTAAAAAGTCACCCATATTAGCGGCTTTAGTCCAAGTTGTACCACCGCCCATACTTTCCCAAGTTTGTCCAGTAGTGTTTGCACCTATGAATAATCCATTACCACAAGCCATTTGTGTAAACACTGGTGTTGATCCATCATATAGTTCAACTTGAATTGAACTAAATGTAGCACCTTCATCTGTTGATCTGTATATCATTCCTGTTTCTGAAGCAATTATTAAAACGTTTTCAGTAACGTCATAAGCAGATGCTCTTAATACATCTGAAGGAATATTTGCACTTATATCTGTCCAACTTGTTCCATCAGCCGATCTAATTAATGTTCCATCAGCCGCGGTTGCTACAAAATAATTTGTTGTTTTAGTAATACTATTCCAATCTTTTGCAGGAATTCCACCAGCCGCAAGCCAATTTGTACCATCAGAAGTTCTATTACCTACACCATTTCCTATTAGAGCTGTAATATCTGATGCTCCAATTTTTCCTGAAGCGCCTAATAACATTTCTCCTGTTGAACCGTAACTAATATTACTTCTACTTCCAGCGTTAGGAGTAAAAGTTATTCTAGGTTCTATTGAATATTTTGTAGATGCATCTAGTAATGGTTCAATTGGGTAACCACCCATGAAGTGTTGCCAACCATCTGTATCATCAAATTCTTTTTTAACAGTTGCAACTTTTGTTGTTGCATTATAACCAGAAATATATCCGTATTGTCCTCTTCCTGCACCTTCCCAAATATAAATTCTTTGTCCAACAGTTTCATTTACTGTTCCTTCATATTGAGGTCTTAATTTAATTTCTTTATTTGTACCAGATTGAGCATTTCCTAATTCACTTGTATATCCTGTACCACCTGGATTTGAAGAATCATCTAATCCTAAAACTCTAATTTTGTTTACTGCACCATGTCTTATTTGTGGCCAACGTATGGCTCCTGCCGCACCTTCTCCTGATCCTTGAATTGTTATACTTGCTGAAGTATAATCTTGTCCAGCGTGATCATAAGCAAAAGCAAAAATTTCATTTTCATCATTATATACTTTGTCTATATGTGCTTCTTGTGATTGGTTATTAATTTTTCCTGATATAGGTGTTTCACTTGCTAAAAGTCCTTCTGCAACAGCACCAAAATCTCCATATGAACAGTTACCGTTTGTTGCTCTAAATTTTCCACCGTTTGTTGCCAAATATCCTATGTGTGAATAATAAGAAAATACTGATACAAATTCTACTCTAGCATCTCCATTAACCCAACAAGCAACACCATTTTCAATAAAGTGTGTACAATCATTTGCAACAAATGATTTAAATCCGCCATTGTGTAAGTCACCATCTACTTTTAATCCAGTACACCCTGTTCCAAATATTGAACAATTTTTAATATAAGGTGATTTTGTTGTAATATGAACTGTTCCATCACTAGGTCCACTTCCTGGATCTAAAGAAACATAAGCCGCACCAGATGGACGTTTAGTTCCATATTCATTTGCAGAACCTAATCCACCAGTTAATCCTTGCATTGTTACATTTGCAATTCCTGTTGCATCATGTAGATACCACATATCTGTTCCTTCGTAACCTGATTTAGGTCTAACGTTTGCACCACGTCTTGTAAAGTCTCCCCAAATATGAACTTTCGCTGGAACTTTTATAGGTAAAATTTCTTCGTAAACTCCTGTTTTAACAATTATAGTTGCTGGAGTTCTACTTGCCAAGTCTTGTGCAACAAAGTCACAAGCATATTTGATTGTTTTAAATGGACCTGCAACACTTTTACCACTTGTTAATTTATCTTCTCCATAAGGTGAAACATAAAATACTTTAGCTACTACATCATGGTCTCCCCAAACTCCATAATCATTAGCGTCATTAACTTTGAATAATTGTCCAAAGGATCCAATTGCAATTCTAGTATCTTCAGACCCTGAATGAGATTTTAAATCTCCATCTATTTCTAATATGTTACCTGTAGCCCCTTGTGCCAATCTAACCCAAAGTGGTCCAACATTTTCACTTTCTTCATCTAAAGTTGGTTTAGCATCTGAAGAAGTTGCAACGTGAGTTGTTATACAACGATATAAATCTGCTTTTTCTGTAACTACATCACCTACATAGTAAGTAATTGCTCCATTGGCATCGCTTTCTTTCCAAGGACCTTTAAATGCTACACCTGTTACTAATAATTGCCAAGGATCAGGAGCATCACTACCTGGATCATAAACAAAAGTTGTAACTGGATCATCATTTGTGTTGGCTTGTACTGCTATGAATAAATTACCACCTGCTCTAACTACATCTCCTGTTCTGTATGCAGTTGTACTATCCCATTCACCTCGATGGTTATAACCTGTTTGTAATAATTCCCAAGTATTTGTACTATCTGTTACACCTGGTGCAATATTTGTATTGCTTACTAAAGCAGAATAACTGTATCCACCAAATTGTACAACATCACCTTTTTGATAATATTTGTTTGCGTCCCAAGAACCTTCATATTCTGCACCTGGTACCCACAATGAAAAATTAGTTTCATTCATGTGTGGTGTTATTGACCAGTGATCAGTTGTTACTTTCCAAATTCCCGGACTCCAAGATACTAATGAACCTTTATTATATTTTGTTCCTTCTGCCCAATGACCTATATAATCTATACCTTCAATAACTATTTCCCATGCCGCTTGATTGGCTTCTAAACCATTATTTCCAGAAACCGCTGTACCATTTACAGTAAAAGTAGAAATTGCTCCACCGCCATCTACTGAACTAATTGTTATTACTACATCATTTACACCGTCGACTCCACCTACTTTACTACCTACTACAGTAATTGTATTTGCCGCCGCAAAGTTTGTTCCTGTGTTTGTAAATTTTGCATAAAAACTTGTACCAATTTTAAAAATATTGAAAATTGCACCTACACCGTTTGAAGAATTTGTTGAATAATCTGCTGATGTAAATCCATTCCAATAATCTGTAGGAGCAGAAGTGTGTCCTGCTACAGCTCTATAAACTGTTCCACCATATCTTGTAATATCATCTGGATAATATCTTGTGTTAGGTGTCCAATAACCTCTGTAATTGTCTGATCTATGATATTGTGTCCATTTAGCTTGATGAGATTCTAATCCAGCTACCGCTGTAGATGATGTATGTGCTGTTACACACTTCCAAACTGATCCACCATAAACAACTGTTTCACCTACACTATAAAGTGTATTAGGTAACCATGTAGATGTCCATTTTTCTCCTCTTGCAAAGTATTCCCATTTACTTTCATCACCTAATATTCCATTATTTGCATCTGCATTTGATAAGTGACCTTGAGTAACTTGGTAAAGTGTTGCTCCAACTTTTGCTACTTCACCTATTTTATAAAATTTATTAGGTTGCCAGTTTCCTGTCCAAGACTGACCTGACATAGTCAGAGACCATTTTGGTGTAGCATTATCTAAGTCGTTATAAAAATTGGAATCAGCAATGTGAACTTCGATACAAGTATAAACTTTTGCACCATATCTTACAATATCATCTTTAACGTACTGAGTTCCTGCTAACCAGTCACCTTTCCATTTAAAACGTATTCTATCTATTTTAAAATCTGCCATAAGTCCTAATTACTAGTATTTATTTTATACATCGTATGTATATTGTTCATTAACTCTTAATACTAATTCACCTTCATTGTTAATATAATAATTAATATTTCTTCCATCCCATTTATATTGTTCGTATACTAAATTTTCATAAGTTTTTTTATGTTGTATGTCTCTACCATCATAAAAGTCTTCACCTCTTGTAAAGTCTTTATAATTTCCTGCCATAGCACCGGGTCTATTAACTTGAACACCGTCATTTAATTCTAATAAATCTACTTTAGAAAGATATACTTCACCTGTACTAGTTCTTCTAAGTCCATAAAAATACCTAGAGTCTCCAAGTGTTTTTGTTAATTCTTCTATACCTATTCCAAGTTCGTTTTGACTCATAATTTATTAACTCACTATGTTAATTGTGTTACCCATTGCTGTATGAGATGTACATTGATAATACAATGTACTAGGTGCATCCATAGGTACTTTAAATACCTGTGTATTTTTTTGATCACCTGTTACTCCACTTGTATATGCTGATCCACCATTACTAACTCTTATTTCAAATGGATGACTACCACCTGAACTATTGTTTAAAACATATGTATGGCCTCTGTTCATATACATTACTGGATCATTAGTTGCAGTTAAGAAACCAGGACCTTCCCAAACATAATTGTTATTTCCATCATTTGTAATTTCATATCTTGATATTGGTCCGTTTTGTTTTACCCAAGATACTCCATTGAAATATAATGAATCACCATGTGATGGTGCAACTCTTATATTATTTGCAGTAGCACTTACAAAAATATGTGCTGTTTGGTTACTAGATATACCAACATTTACAGTAATTGTTGTAGATGATGTTTCTGTAACTAAAGCAGGTTTATTGTATACATAATCAGCTCCACCTGGTGCGTTCGAACCAGATGCTCTTGGATATGTATGGTTTGTTGCATGACTATCCATAGCACACGTAAACGTCAAACTATTTGTAACAATCGAAACAGAATGACCTGTTTTAATACTATGTGCTCCAATAGTTAATACAAGTACTCCAGTTGCTGGTGTATATGATGCCGCTGATGTACTATAAGATTTTTCAGTAACTGATATACAATTATCAGTAGCTCTTATAAAAGTGTGTGCTGTTGTATTACTTGATATACCAACATTTACAGTAATCGAATCTGTACCTACTGCCGTAATTGCGGATGTAGAAGTATATGCAGGATCTTTTCCACCTGCGTAATTTGATCCACTTCCTCTTGGATAACTATGTTCTGTTGCATGACTGTCTTGAGCACAAGTAAAGACTATGCTGTTTGAAGCAATTTTTATATTGTGACCAACTTGTAAATTATGTAATCCAATAGTTAATACAAGTACTCCTGATGCAGGTGTGTATACTGCATTTGATACATTGTAATAATCTCCTATTGTTGTTACATCAGAAAGTTCTGATAAATTACCTTCGTCAGTACTTGCAACGGAAAATACTATTCCATCTCCTGCGTTATTAACTTTAACAAATCTATTTGCCGCTCCTGTATAATTTGCAGGAGTATCAGTTAATCCTACTAAAGTAGTTGCTACAGTTGGTTTGTTAGTAAGATTATTGTAATTTAAAAAATATGTACTATCTAAACCATCTAATGTATCTGCATCTGATCCTGCTCCACCTGATGTTGCATCAACACCTGGAATCCAATTTGTACCATTCCATTTTAATACTTGTCCTGCTGTTGGAGGTGTAGTAGTTACATCAACATCTGATAGTCTATCAACGCTAGGTGTACTAAATTCTATAGCATTTGCAGTGGAATTTACGGATACAAATTTATTATTATGTGAAGCAAAACTACCTGGAGTGTCAGCTAAAGATACAAAAGATCCTGCGCCTGAATCAATTGTTCCTGCCTGCCATCTGCTGTTTGAAGTACTCCAAACCAATGCTTGTCCTTCAGTTGGTGCTGGACTTGAAGTCTCAACATCTGATAACATATCGATAGAAGAAGTTTCTTGAATTAATTTAATCCAAGTTCCTGAATGAGCAACTCTACTTGTATTGTCGGCGTGTACGTGGGCGAACATTCCGTCATAAGTTGTTGCGTTAGGTAAATCTCCTTCAGTTGGAAAATAGAAAGTAATTTTATTACCTCCTGTTGCCGTAACTGTATTAGAAGAAATAGTAGATAAAGTTTCTCCATTTCCTAATGCGTTATATAATTCATCAAAATTTGAATTTATTTTTTGTGCACCTAACCTAAGATTGTCACCTTGACCATCATTAGGTATAACACCATCATTTATTATTTCTTTTGCCATTTTTATACTCCCACGTATTTTTAAGTTCTATCCCAAGTTGATTCATTACTATCAAATGAATATACATCTCTATCAAATGTAAATTCTTTAGGTTGGACACCAGCTGTTTCTAAAGTTTCTGGATAAGTGACAGTGCCCTGATCTTTTGTAGCATTAATTCTTACTACTAACTCTCCAGCATCATTTACATAATAATTTAGATTAACATCGTCCCATCTAAATTGTTCGTATTTTAAATTTTCATAAACTAAAGAATGATTAGGTCCTCTACCTTCATAAAAATCTACGCCTTGATCAAAATCAGTAAAATTTTTCTCAGGATTACCTGGAACATTTATTGAAACTGATTCACCGGCTTTCATTTGGTCAATTTTGTGCATATACAATTCACCTTCAACAGTTCTTCTTAAACCATAGAAATATCTATCTTTAATTCCTGCTGACAAATATGTCGTTAAATTTTGACCAATATTACTCATCTTATGTTAACTCCACGTAACTCATTACAACATCTATTGAATCGGCAATATCTGCATTCACTTGTAGTGTACTTTGTGAGGCAACAATTAATTTTTCACCTGCACTTAAAATTCTTAAACTAGAATTTGGCGCAATCATTACATCTTTAACAATATAACCTGAAACACTAGTTGTATCTTGTAACGTTACAGTAACTTTTACAACACTATCAATTAAGTTTGCAAGATTAAGTCCTAAAACAATTGTATTCGTTCCTATTGGCGGTGAATATACCGTTATTGGAACTGTTCCAACGTCTTTTATTATTGCATTTTTAAAATATGTTGCCATTTAAATTTTTATCCTAACGCAATTGCGTATGTTATTGAAATTTCAGTTGCATCAAGTACGCTTATCGCTCCTGATGAACCTGCAATTGAACCCCAATTACTTCCATCATAAAGTTCTACCCTGCTGTCTTGAGTATTATATCTTGTCATACCCAATTGACCTACAGCAGGTCTATCTATTGCAGTACCGGAAGGAAGTACAAATCCACCAGCATCTGAAACATCAACATAACCGTTTCCGCTCGTTTTTAGTACGATTGGAGCCGATATAGTATTAGTTATCGTATTTCCTTCGAATTTAAAGTCTTCAATTCTAATGCTACCATTACCATTAGCATTTAATATTAAATCCTGGTTTACACCCGTAGTTTTTATGGTATTTCCACTAATTTCTATGTCATCTACTATTAATTTTGTTATATCAAATCTAGTAGAATTAACATTTGCTACCAAAACTCCACCAGCATAAAATCTAATAGTATCATCATCTGTTCCTGGAGAAGCTTCTGCTGTAATATAAGTGTCTCTATCTAAATCATATACACCTGTTAATGCTACCCAATTTGATCCTTCATATCCTTCAAATAAACTTGTATCTGTATTATAACGAATCATACCATTTGCAGGACTTCCAGGTCTTTGAGCAGTTGTTCCTGTTGGTATTCTAATACTTCCTGTACCGTCAACTCTTGCTACACCTGTCGCAGGAGTAATTGTCATATCTCCTGAATCATTAGTAATAGTATTTTGATTAAATCTAAATGATTCTAATCTAATCCCGCCAGTCCCATTTGCCATTAATTCTAAATCAGCATTACTGTCAGTTGTTTTAATTACATTATTTGTAAGATTAATACTATCTACTTGTATTTCATTTGCAAATAATGTATTCCATCTACTAGTATCATTACCTAGATTGTAAGTATTATCTGTTGCAGGAATTAAATCACTTCCTATTCCAGCTGTAATAGTAACTGTATCAGTAGCTTCATCACCAATTGTTATGTTACCACCAATTGTTATATTTCCTGTTACATCTAAATTTCCTGTAACATTAACATTGTTTAATAAATTAATTACATTTGTACTTGAATTAAAATCAAGATTTCCTGATAAACTTTCTATAGTAGTTCCACTCATTCTTAATTTAGGTGTTTCTACTTTTGTACCATCTAAAACAGTAGTATTAGATCCATTAGTAATTGACATTTGAGAAGTTGTGTCTATTCTTAATTCAGAAGATTTAAATTCTATTAATCCAGTATTTTGATTTACTGCAAATTGATCACCAAGTCTAAATCCACCACTTTGATCAACTGAATTATAATTTATTTTTGCATTAGTTGAAGCAACAACTTCATTTGCTTGAACAACTTCATTTACATCATTTGCAAAACTTTTTCCTGAACCTACGTAATTAAAATTATGATTAACTAAATTTACATTTGCACCAATACCATCTGCAACAACACCGTAAGTTCCATAAACGTTTGCACTTGATACACTTCTAAAATCTGATCCAAAGTCTGAATAATCAGCTAAAGTAATTTCATTAGTTGTTGAACCACCTGAGAATCTAATATCTTGACCTAATTTAGGATTATCTAAAAAGTCATTAGCATTTAACATTAATGCTGTAATACCATTATTATTATTTGTATTTGTTATTTCTGCTGAAGCAGGTGTAAAGTTTGCTGAATATGTCATATCACCTTTGATTATTCTAATATCATCCATAAAACCTTCAAAGGCATTATTAAGTGAATTACTATTTCCTATATAAACATCATTTGAATCTTTTAAATCTGCAGTCCAACCTGAAACATCTACAGCATTATTGTTAACTCCACCAATAAACATTTTTAACGTATTGTTTTGTCTTCCTACAGCAAAGTGAGTCCAAACACTAATATTAAAACCTGTGGCTTCCGTTGCAATTACATTTCCATCTAATTTAACTCTAGGAACATTATTAAGAATATCAATTTCTAAACTTCCTATTTTAAATAAAGTTTTACTTTGTACTGATGTTGGATATAACCAACCTTCTATTTGGAAATTTCCAGTTCCAAATCCAAAGTCAGTATGTCCTGCAACTTTTAAATTATGACTAGAAGCTGTTTGTTTGAAACTTCCACTTCCATATTTTTTAGTTGTTCCATCTATTGTAGTTCCTGTTGCTGTAACTTTTTTAGTAGGTCTTGTTGTTGGTAAAGCAAACGCACCTATTTTGCCATCTAATACAATTAAATTATTACCAGCATCTACAGTTTCAATTGTTCCTTCAGCTAATTTTGTTGCTCCATCTTTATCATAATAAGTTACAGTTTCACTAGGTGCTGGAAAAGATCCTGATAATCCTGTTATGTTTACTCTTGTTTTTCCGTCACCACCTTGACCATATGATCCATCTGTAACATTAATACCTTTGTTTGCAAAATATGTAAATGAATTAATAAAATCTACTCTTACACCATTTGTTACTGTTATTGCATCCATACCAGGTGTAATAAATGTACAATTTTGAAATCTAACTCTAACTTCTGGAGTAATTCCTCCAACTACTTGTCCATCAAGAAATGCTCCTTTACCTGCATCTCCTTGGTCAAAACCTCTTGGGTCTGCACCAGAAGTTACTGAACCTTTTGTAATTACAGAAACATTTTTAATTAAAGGTATATCACTTGTAAGTTGGAAATATGTACTATCTGCGCCAGTGGCTAATCTAAATGCGTGTCCTTCTGTTGCACCAGAATTATAATAAAAATCTGCAATAGTTAAATCTTCAACAGTAGTTTCACCATTAAGAATGAATACATCTTTATTTGGTGTACTTCCATGAGGTTTAATAACAACTGCTCTAATACCGTCACCTCTTACTGAAACTCCAGCAGGAATAGTTAAAGGTAAAACTTCATTATATGTTCCTGGATATATGTAAACTAAATCTCCATCTGATGCAGTTGTTAATGCTTTTGAAACTGTTGCAAAAGGATCATTTTGGTGAGTTCCTGTTTTAGCATCATCACCATTTGTTGCAACATAATAAATTTTTCCTGGTCTAGCTGTTAAGTCAAGACCTTGTACAGTAATGTTACCATTCAATGTAAGGTTGTCTACAATTAAATTATTTGCATATACGTCATTCCATCTTTTTGCCGCGGAACCCATATTATATGTGTCAGTTACATCTGGAGTAATATTACTTGTAAAATCTGCCGCAATTGAAATTGAATCTGTATCAGCGTCACCTATCTGAATATTTCCGTCTGCTCTGATATTACCTGTAGCATGAATATTACCATTAACTCTAGTGTCTCCAAATACTTCTACAATACCTGTACCACTAGTTATAATTTCAAAATTTTGATTAGAATCCATGGCTTTAATAGTGTTTCCACTAATTTCCATATCATCAATTAATAGTTTATTATTGTATAAAATTCCATCAGGTGAAGTAATATTAAGAGAAGATGCAGTTGTACTAATTGAATTAGCACCAATTGTAATATTGTTTATAACTGCTTGAGTTGTGACTTCTAAATTTGTTGTACGTGCTGTTCCATTAATGTCTAATGGATATTGGGGACTAGCAGTGTTAACTCCTATTCGAGAATTATTAACATCAATGTATAAAAGATCAGTCTCGAAGGCCAGGTTTACTCCATTACGAAGTAAGTTGGACTTTAAGAGCTGTCCTGAAATTCGACCTACGGCCATTCTCTATCTCCTTTAGCACGGGGATCTTGTCCCACCAACCACATTACCTTGCGGGTTGAACCACAGTTTGTCCTGTCTAAAACAAGGTCTGATTTAAACATTATTAGTATTTATACTGGTTTTGGATTTATGTTGTAGTATGCTAGAATAATAGCTTAATTAATTATTAAGTTATATGTTAAGTTAATGGCTTCCAAATCTTCAATAGTTATACTTGTTTCTGCTTGTCCTGTAGCAGATTTCCATTCAGTTCCAGTCCATACTTGAAGTATAGCAACATCGGTATTCCAGAACAATTCGCCCTGTTTTAAGTTGGCTTTTGTTTGTTGATCTGCTGAAGAACCTGATGGAAGTTTTATAGCAGGAGCATCTATTTTAATAAATCTATCTACTTTTAAACCTGTACCTGTAAAAACTGTGTCGCTTTCACTTTCACTATTAAGAAGTTCACCCCCAGATATAGTAAAATTAGATGTGTCTAATATTACTTTACCAGTACCATTAGCTTCTAAACCTGCTTGAGCATTTGTGGCATCGTCTGGTACAGTTATAGTATTACCGTCTATATTAACCTGATCTTGACTTCCAAATCTATCAAGTGTTAGTGCTGTTGCATTTAAAGTACCCACACTAGAACCAGCAATATTAAATGTAAATTGATTACTTGTTAAATCTATTTTAGTATCTAAATCAGCATCTATTACACCACCTAAAGGAATTGCTCCACTATGAAATCCTTCAAATAATGTACTAGTAGTGTCAAATCTTATTCCTCTATCTTGTGTAGGACTTTGTGCAGTTGTTCCTACAGGAATGTTTAATGCTGTTGTACTATTAATTGTAAGTGTAGATGCTCCTGCATCAAAAACTATATCATTTGCAGAAGAAATTCCAGTACCGAATGTTAATTCTTCAGCAACAACATTACCAGTTCCACTGCCTTTTAATTCTAAGTCAGCATTAGATTCTGTTGTTCTCATAGTATTATTATGAACTACAAGGTTACCAAAATCTACAGTAGAAAAAGTAGATTTATACCATTGCTTACTTGCGGAACCTAAATTTCGTATTGTATTGTCAGATGGTAATAAATCTTGTGTCATATCCATATTAAAGTCTACAACGTCTGTAGGTTGATCACCAAGATTAATTAATGAACCTGCTATAGTTCCATCACCTGATATTGTTATACTGTTATTATTTAAAATTTTAGTATCAGTATTAAAATTAATTGTTCCAGTAGATTTAACATTAATATCACCTGTATGAGATTTTAATGTACTATCAGTTATAGTATAATCACCTACAGTTAATTCATTACCGTCAATATGTGTATGTTCCCCACCTATAAAATTAATTTGTGAATCTGTTAAAGTTATTGAATTAGATTTAAAATCAAATTGTTTATCACTCATTCCAAAGTGATAATTTGTTCCTGTTAAATCACCTACTTCAAAATTATTTTTTTCATCAAATGAATTTGTATAAACTTTAGCATTATTAATTTCAACTACATTTTGAGTTACTTTATCAAATGCACAACCTATTGCATTAGTTACAGAAACTCCATTTCCATTAATTGCTGTAGTTAAATTACGGAAAATAGATCCTTGTATTTTTATTTCTCCACCTGTATTAGAAACTCCTTTATCAGCTGGTCCTTCTATAATACATTCTATTGCTTCTAATTTTACGCCAGTACCAGTAGTATAAATTCCTACTGAATTAGAATCATTTAATTTTATAGATACATTTTTAAGTATTATACCATCTTCACTGTTTGTATCGGTAACATTTCCGTTAAGTGAAAAACCGTAAGCAGTACTATCTTCTAATTTTAATTTAATATCTGCTAGATAAGGCGATTTGTTTACAATAGTTGCATTATTGGCAAATTTAAAACCACCTAAACTTCCAGTGATAGTAACATTTTGTACAGAACAACTATCGTTTAATAAAAATGCAAATTGACTTTGTGTTCCAGCTGTTGGTTTTATAATAACAGCTCCTTGACCTACACCTTTGATAGTAGTATTTTCAGGAATTTCTAATGGAAAAATTTCTTCATATGTTCCTGGAAAAACGTGAACTTCATGTGGTCCAGCTGTACTTTCTTCAATAGTACTTAAAGTATGTTTAATAGTTCCAAATGCAAAGTTAGGGTGAGTACCTGATAATGCATTAGTACCATCTGTAGTTACATACCATTTATTTGTTATACCTAAGTTAACAGCAACTCCATTTAAACTTATAAAATTATCAATAGTAATATTATTCAAATCAGGCATACTTTTTACGTGGAAGTATCCCCATCTTTTCGCATTTGCACCTACGTCGTATGTTACTGATTGATCTGGCATTAAGTTTGAAGTTATGTCACCTTCAAATTTAATAGTGTCTTCATCTGAATCTCCACCTATAAAAACACTACCATCGAATGTAATATCTGCTGTGGAATGAATATTTCCGTAAGATTTTAAATCACTAGGAATTATAAATTTTCCAGTACCAGGACCTGGATAAATGTCAATGTTTGAATTTGTATTATAAGCACCTATAGTACTATTTGTGAAGTAAAGATGTTCTGTTCTTAATTCTTTATAAGTTAAGGCTCCGCCTGCTCCAGTAGATATTGTTATAGGACCTACTAAAGATCTAATACCATCTTGGTCCCATAGCATATTTCCAATATGAGCACCAGTTGTTACAGTTAATTCTGAAGGGATTTTTGTTGTTCCTGTTACAGTTAATTCTTTAGAAGGAGCATCTGTTCTAATACCTATTTTATTATTAGTATGCCCAATATAAAGCAAATCTGTTTCAAAAGCTAAATCACTAGTTCTTGTCAGATTTTCTTTAAGTAATGGTCCTGATATTCTACCTAAATTTGCTGTACCTGTTGGCATAGTACTCCTTTTACGTATTTATGGTATTTTGGGGAATAATTTATTTGTCTAAATTATGAATAACTGTTACTGGTTTTCCAGTAGGTACAGGCGTACCAAATGCAAGATAATATCCTGCAGGATATGAATTAGATGTTATTGAACTTTTTCCATCTACAAAAATTTGAGCATTTCCTACGTTAGTTTCGTTAACAAGTAATTGATTAGCACTTAGATATGTTTGTGTAACTGCTGTAACTGTATAAGTTCCATTGTTATTAGCTGATCCTGTTACTACAAATTGTTGACCTACGTGATAGCCTTTATCTACCCAATCAACAAAAGCTAAATCTTTACTTTCAAATGCTCCAACACCAGAAGCATTATAATTTTGTACTACAGCTACTTGCGTACTATTAATAGAACAAGGATTTTGTATAAGTGTATAATTTGTTGTTGGAATTTGTAAAACGTTTTCAACCATTACTAATACTGCTTGAGGTGTAGATGGTTCTTGTTTCATACCACCATCATTTGAATCTAATACACCAAAGTTTATTTCTGTATCATTTCCATTTCCTAATGATTGAACAGTTACGGCAAATGGTTCACTTAATCTAAATGATTTCCACATAGTACCACCACCGGATACGTCTTCATAAACTTCAAAGTTTTTAGTTGTTGTGTTATATCTGAGTTGACCAACTACAGGTAAACCGGGTCTTTGTGCAGTTGTTCCTTTAGGAACTTGCATAGAACCTACAGATTCAATATTAATATTTTCATATTGATCGTAGATTACTCCTTTACCAGTAAGCATTCTTTTGTTTGAAGAGTGTCTTTTTAGAAATTTCATTATACCTCCAGATAGCTTACAACCGAAGCAACATTAGATGCACCACCTATTGAAATTCTAACTTTATCGCCTGCGGCTAAAATTAATTTTTCAGTGTCTAACGTGAAGGTTTCAGCACCTGGAAGTGTTGCCGTGTTGACTATAATATTTTTATTACCTGGTGTTTCACCATTTGCTACAGCATATATTGTAAATGTACTATCATTTGCTCCTGTTGGATCTTGGGCCGCAGTATTACACAATAATAAACCTGTTACTGCATAATTTTTACCTGCTGGTGTAAGTAACACATCTACTGTTTGTCCTGTTGTAATTTCGTGGTTTGTAATAGCCATTTTTTATCCTTATAACACCATACTTAGGACCATTGATCTATTTTTACTGATCATTTCTCCATAAGCATCATTTGTATTTACATAATAAAGCCCAGTATCGCCTCCTGCTGGAACTTTTGAATATAGTTTAACGCCGTCTGTATCAACTGCTGGGTCTGTAGCAGGGTCTAAAGTGCCTGGTGTTTGCTTAATTACAAAGGAATCAGTAACTTTTACTGCTCCTGTACCAGGTGCTTCTAGTTTTAAATCACCATTACTTACAGTATTTGATATGATATTATCTTCTATTCTAATTTGACCAATATCAACAGTAGTATTATACATTTCAAATGAATTACCATTCATTTTAGCTTTTACTACACCATCTACTGACATTGTAATTTGACTAACTGGATTTGCTCCACCTGTAGAATCTGCTACTCTTACTTCTGTATCACTATGTCCAATAAACACAGGTGCTAATGAATTAATTTGATTTACAATCTCTGTATCAACATATTTTTTATTTGGAATATCATTATCGTCTGTTACGTAAGTTTCATAAGTTGATTTTATTATTCTTAAAGAACCAGAACCTCCTGGTTGGAAATAAAGTGCTCCACCAGTACTAATACTATTAGTTCTTAAACCTAATAATGCACCATTTACATCTACAAATGTAAAGGCACCGCTTCTAGTTGTTTGAGAATCTGGATCATTCCATTGAAGTTGTTCGTCAAATAACATTTGAACGTCAACTAAACTTCCTCTATCTACTCTGATTCCAGCTTGATTAAGTGTTACACCTACACCATTTTCACCACTATTAACTTCTATAATATTATCTTTAACAGTTAGTTCATTTGATGTTACTTGAGTTTGAGTTCCTTCAACGATTAAATTTCCTGTTACTCTAGTATTACCTACACCAACTCCAGTGTCTAGTTTTATCTCTCCACCAGATTGGACTTTTACTTTATAATCACCACTTGGTACTGTAACAAATCTTGACATTTATAAATCCCTATACCGCAGTTAAAACCATTTGGCTAGAAGTTGAGTCGTCTGTAACTGACCACTTATAACGGACGCCAGAAAAGTCAATTGCGGTTTTATTAAACACTTTTCTAAGTCTAACTCCGTCACCAGCTCCGCCTATGTAACCTGTTAAAGACATTTCATTATCATTTAAATTATTAATGTCTTTATCAACTAACCTACATACTCCTTCATTTCCGGAATCATCATTAGCATCATCTACCATAAATTTATTAGATCCACGCTGTCTTTTAATGATTCCAACTGCCGAAACTGCGTTTGTACCCACTTTCACAGTAACAACAAAATTGTTGTCTGAACCACTAACGATCCCAAAATGCTTCTTATTAACTGGTCTACCCATATTCTTATTATATTATACTTATTTATGCAAAAAGGGGAAGCGTGAAAACTTCCCCTTACAATGCGTTACTAGTTTATATTATTAAATTACGTCTACAGTTCTAACTGCTGAACTCGCCGCATTAGAGTCGCTTAACGTATATTTGAAATTAGCTGTTCCTTCTGTTTGAACAGTTCTGTTACGAAGTTTTGTAACTTGCGTAGCAGTTCCACCATCGTCTTTAGCATTGATGATAAATTCACTCGCCGCTAAAGCACCTTGTGCCTTATTAACTAGAGTCATTACTTCTTCTGCACCATTGGCATTAACAAGAAATTTTCTAGTTGATCTTTGTCTAACGATTGAACCAGCTGTTTGTGACTCCGCACCAGTGGCTTTTCTCCAAGATGTAACTTGAATATTGCCTGCTCCTGAACCGAAGTTTCTTTTGTTGATAGGTCTTCCCATTTTTTTTCTCCCTTTAACGTTCTATGTTATACGCAGTTTTGTCTGCATAAGACTAGACAGGTGTCTAGTTCAATTGTATTTATCCTTTTGAGAGGGAAGCCAAAAGCTCTATTTTACTAAAATATTTTAAGGAATTGATTGCTTGTTGTAGTTTTAAATTAGCACGTTCTTGGTAAATTTGTCTTTTAGTTTGTCTTAACATTATTAATTCATCTAATCTTTCATTTAATAATGCATCTACTGTTCGTTCTAATTTTTGAATATCTTTGATAAAAATGCCATGATTTTTCTTCCAAACATTTAGTCTACTTCTGTATTCTAAATATTCATTATACAGTTCATTTGAAGTTATTTCTATCATACAAATATTTACAAGTAATAAAATTATTCTAGCTTATTCACCAGGTTTCTAGCGCCATATGTCACTAAAAAGGACGCATTGGCTCTTTTGTATATGGTTGCAATTTCTAGTTGATGTTGAATAGTTGGTAGTCCTACATATTCATCTGATACTTGGAATAATCCAACTTGTTTATATGTTCCTGCTTTAACTAATCCAAATACATCCATACTATGACTTGCAGGTTTTAATAATAATGCATCTGCACCATCGGCCACATATTGATGTGATCGTGATGTCATACCCCATTCATTTTTAACATTTAATTGATAAGTTCTTTCACTAGAAGGTTTACTATCTGATACATCTCTAAATGTACTATAAAATACACTTCTCCATTTTACATATGCCATTATTAATTTAGATGTTTCTGCTTTAAGATTTTTAACTGTATTTTCTCCCATATCACTTGGTGCTAAAACATCTGCTCCAGCAGACTCTAATTGTTTTCCTAAATTTACTAATAATTGTTCACTGGTATCTGGTTTATCTAATACGCAACAATGACCATCTGGTAGTGTTGAACATAAACATACATCTACACTTAATTGTATTTTTGGGAATTTTGTTTTAATTTTGTTTACAACTTCTGCTTGGAATTTCCAATCAGGTGTCCAAGTTTTTTTATTAGGTGTTATGAATAATAGGAAATCTTCTAGACCAGAGTCTATGTCTGTTTGAATTCTGTTGTTAATGTCTTTAAGACTATAACTTGAATTGTCTGGGCCTAATCCAGCTTCATATGTTTCACCAGATTGGTTGACAAAGATCGGCTGGAGTAAGTCCATTTATGTTTATTCTGCGATTTGATCGCACATTTCTTTTGTTGCTTTATTTCCAGCTTCTTTGTCATAAACCCAAAGGTAAGAATATACAATTTGATCACCTTTTTGCATACATCTTTTACCTAAATCTAATGCAGGATTTTTTACTGAACAAGCTGTTAATACAAACAACGAAAGAAAAAATATAGCTATTGTTTTCATACGTACATTATAACGTATTTTGGTAGAAAGTCAAGTTTTGGTTTACCAAAAAGTAAACCCTAATATGCTAGATAATATGTTGGTGAATAGTACGATTATTGATATTTGAATTCCGAGTTTTGATAAAATGAATAAAGTAATCATAGTTATTGCTTAGGTGGCACCATAAGTACCACCCAAGTTTAGGTTAAGTTATCTAAATCTATATTATTTTCTGTTGAAGATATGATATAGTATCCAAACCGCAACTAAACCTAGTAATCCTTGATCACTAAATCCAGAGAGTACGCCCTGTACGTTTCCTATCACAGAAACATTTGGCCAGAACGGAATACCTTGACCGTTGAAAAGGATTTCTAAAACGATTCCTAATGCGATGAAAGATACACCAACATCAGCAATTCCTTTTGCCCATCCTTTAACTTTTTGTAAAATATCCATAATGGACCTCCTTTACAAATTTAAATTAATTCCCTCTAAACTTGGGAACGTGACTTTATTTAGGTAAAGGTATTCTGAAAGATAAAACTACATATTTTTGACAGACATCAAAAATAATGGTTTAATTTATTATGTGTGTAGATATTAAAGGTTGTAAGATAGTTTAATCGTGAAAAAAGGCGATCCGAAGACCGCCTCTTTTCGTATTCTGTTTACTCTCGCTTACGCAAAAGTTACGTTCGCTACAGAGATCTCACCTAAGTAGTCAGCCGCATTACCTAGTGAAGATGCAGTGTTTGATAACTCTACATATCCATATCTAGTCATGAAACTCACAACTGGTTCGAAAGTTGCCGGATCAAGAACAACACCACTTGACATTAACGGTATGTATGGGCAGTAGAATGCCGCCGCGTCTGCTTCAGACGAGCCTTTATATCCTACTAATACAGCCGTTCCGTCAGCCGCGTATGTGTCAGCGTACACTTTCA